TGTGAAGGAAAAGGCGCAGACCGCGAAAGATTGGGTCGTGTCGAAATGGGAGGCGCTGTGCGAGTGGTTTTCCGGCTTGCCCGGCAAGATCGGCGCAGCCGCCGCCGGCATGTGGGACGGCGTAAAAGCTGGCGTAGATTCCGCGAAGGAATGGATAACCGGCAAATGGAATGATCTAGTCGCGTGGTTCGCGGAATTGCCCGGCGCTTTTTCCGCCGTTGAACTTTGGCGAGGCGTGACCGCGCAGATCGAACAAATGAAAGAGTGTTTCGCCGCTGTCAAAAGCTGGTTTGCAGACCTTATCCCTGACGACCTCGGGGGCATTATTGCTGGCGCGTTCAACGGCTTTTCCGAAGGCGCGAAGAAACAGTTTGATTCCGTGCGCGAGTGGTTCTCGGGCCTCATCCCTGAAGATTTCAGCGGCAAGATAGCCGGCTCGTTCAGCGGCATCGGCGACGCGCTGAAAGATCAGCTGAACGCCGCGCGCGAGTGGTTTTCCGAGCTCGCTTCCGGCGACCTTGCGGAAAAAGCCGCCGCGAGCTTCGCCGCGCTCTGGAGCAAGGTGAAAAACGGTGCGGCCGAGGCGTACAAGGGCTGGCTCGATATTTGGGAAGGCGTCGTCGTTTGGTTTAAGGATTTACCAAACAGAATCATGGACGCGATTGCCGGCCTGAAAGATCGCTTCATTAAGTTCTTCGCCGACCTGTGGGACAAGATCACGCCGGATTTCGGCAAGTGGTTCGGCATCGACAAGAAAAATCCGGCTTACGAGTGGAAGCCGGGCGAGACGTTCGACGAGTACAAGGCGCGAACGGGCGCGCAGTCGATGGCAAACGACCTGACGCAATCCGTGCCTGACGCGTCGGACAAGATGCTCGAAAACGCGAAGAAAGGCAAGGCCGTTATCCAGGCGGCAAAGGAAATGCCTGACACGTCGCAGGCGTTAAGCAATCGCCCCTCTCAGCAGGGCGCGATCGCGGCGGCGCAGACGCAAGCGGCCGTCGAGAAACAACAGGAAAAGCCGGTGCAGGTCAAGACCGAAACGAAGGTCATGCCGGGTAAGGTCGTCGTGGAGCTGAACAACAGGGCCATCGGCGAGGCTGCCGTCGATTACATGGCCGAGCAGCACATGCTTGCCGGCGGTACAGAGTAAAGCGGGGTGAGACAATGGCGCAGATCGAACTTGCGGGCGCGCTCGTCGATTTTGACACGGGCGATCAGATGGAATGGGACTTGAATCCCGAGATGTTCACCGACAGCGACAGCGCGAATTTCGCCAGTATTGAGGTGCCGGGCATGTCTCACCCGCGCGTACAGTTTTCGACGGGCGGTGAGCGCACGTTGACGTTCATGCTCCCGCTGCATTATGGCGCGCTGCGCGGCGATCGTACCGTCGCGCAGTCCATCGACCTGTTGCGGTCGTGGCTGTACGCGGATTACGATAAAACCCTGATGACGAGCGCGCCGCACAAGCTGCTCGTCAGTTTCAGCGACCGCTGGAGAGATGAGAAGTGGGTGCTGACGCAGTGCGACATCGAGTACATCCGTTTTGACAAAGACGGTGCGCCGCTTCACGCCGTGGCCTCGCTGGCGCTGAAGGAGTACATCGAAACTTCGCGCAGCCGGGAGGATGTGAGACGATGAAAGCCTATGACCGTTACAGGTATTCTCAGCTCGTTCCCGCTGACGACGAAGCGCCTGTGCATTTCGGCATCCGTCCGCCCGTCGTTATTCCGGCGAACGAAGATGACAAATTTCACACCGTCGTCGAGGGCGACAGAATCGACCTGTTGGCGTGGAAGTATTACGGCAATCCTCATTACGGCTGGATTATCGCCGAGGCGAACACTGTTTCGCGTCCGTGGGATTTAAAGCCCGGTATGGTTCTGAGAATCCCAGCCGCTTCGACCGTGGAAATGAATATCGTCAATTAAGGAGCGTGAGGCCGAGTGGACACTTACGCTCCTTATTTTTTCGTTGAAATCGGCGGGACAAAACTGCCGAAAAATATCCGCGATCACGTGACATCGTTCGAGTACGAAGACGATGAGGAAAAGATGGATATGTTCACGCTCGTCATCGAAGACCCGGACATGATTCTCGTCGATGATCCGCTGTTGCAGGAAAACAAGGAAATCCGCACGCGCTGGGGCTATCTGGGACACATGAGCCCAATGCACACGTGCACGATCAAGGAAATCGACTACCAGTTCGGCGATAACCGTGTTCCGCGCCTGACGCTGAAGGCGCTGGACAAAGGCCATTGCCTGACCGGCCGCGCCTCGCGACAGTGCTGGAAAAACGCGAAGGTCGCCGTCATCGGTGAAGACATCGCTCGCAAACACGGCTTCGGCACGGCGTTTGAAATTCCTGATGACTACCCGCGCGAGAACATCGCGCAGGGCGGCAAGAACGACATGGAATTCCTGAAAGAGCTGGCAGCTGAACACGCGTGTCAGGTCTGGGTAGAGAACAAGACACTGCACATTGAGCCATCCAAAGAAAAAGCCCCGGCAATGAAGTTCACCTGGGGCAAAGACCGTGACGGCTATCTGCTGAACGTTTCCATCAAGAGCAACGCTGAAAAGGGCAAGGGCACAGCCGCCGGTACGCAGACGGCGATCATCGACCCGAAAACCGGCAAGGCTGTGACGAAAAACACATCCGCCTCGAAGGAAATGACGACCGTGAACCTGAACAGCGGCAAAGAAGGCAGCGAAACGCCTGAACAGAAAAAAGCCGACGAGGCCGGAAAGATCACACAGGTGGCGGCGGATACCCCGAAATCGGCCGCTCAGGCAAGCAAGGCTGCTGTACAAAATGCGGGCCGCAAGGCCATTAAGGCTACGGCGGTTACGGTGGGAATTCCAACGCTCACGGCGAAATCGACGGTGACGATTGAAGGCATCGGCAAGAAGTTTTCCGGCCGCTGGCGCGTGACGAAAGTGCGTCACAGCATCACGACCGGCGGGTACAAATGTTCGCTGGAGCTGACGAAGGGCGACATCAGCGCGTCGGACAAGGGTGGCAAGAAGGCCGAAAACGGCGGACAGGGCAAGGCCGGCAAGCCCGGACAGAGTGGCGGCGCGAACGGTGATGACAGCGTAAAGGTCAATCTGAATAAATCCTCAGGAGGTGCGGCATGATCGGAGCAGGCAAGCTGCGCGGCCTCGTCGTAGATAACGCAGACCCGCTCAAACTAGGGCGGTTGAAGGTGCATGTGCCGTCGATTTACGGCGCGTCGCAGTCTCCAGACATTCTCCCGTGGGCATGGCCGTGCTTCCCATGCGGCGGTTCTTCCGACGAAGGATTTTTTGCTGTTCCGGAAATCGGTGCATGCGTCTGGGTAGAGCTGCAATGGACAAATGGCGCTCCTGATCCGTCACATCCTGTTTGGTGTGGCACCTGGTATCCAGAAGGCAAAACGCCGCAAGACGTGCACGGCGATGCAGGCGACGCGCATTATTACACGGTGCTGAAAAACGCGCCGGGCGGCAGTGTTCTAGTAATGTGCGACAAGCCGGGCAATGAGTTCATCAAGATCAAACATAAAACCGGCGCAATGATTGTCATCGACAAGACGGGCGACATCTATCTGCATCCGGCGGCCGGCAGAATGCTTCGCGGCCGGTCAAGTTATGAGGAGCCCAAATAATGCCGCTCGTTACTGTAGTTGGCAACAGCACAACCGGCGTATGCGACATTGGCGCGCCGTGCTGCCCTCATGGGCGCAGTGGCACGAACGGCACCGGCAGTCCGATAGCAGAGATTGACGGCGCGCTCATCCATTGTTTGTACGATACCGGCTCCTGCAACTGTCCGCACGGAGGAACATACGAGAGCGTGCAGGGGAGCGAGATTTTCGAGATCGACGGCGATCCTGTCACTCTTATTGGCCATACGACAGTTTGTCAGTCATGCGGGCAGAGCGGCGCACATACAACCGGCTCGTCTCTTTGGGAGTGTGATTGTTAATGGCATGGAAAGGCGTGAAATTTCCCGTCGCAGCCGACGAAAAAAGCGTTATCGGCGGCGAGAGCGACGAAACGCTGATTCAACAGGATATTCGCCAGCTTCTTTGCACCGGCAAGGGCGAACGCGTGCGTCGTCCAGATTTCGGCACGCGCCTGCGGCTCTTTCTGCACGAACCGCTGACCGCGCCGACGCGTCAGTTGATACGCCGCGAAGTTATGGACGTTCTGCGCGACTGGGAGCCGCGAATCAGGGTGAAAGACGTGAGCGTCGCGGCCGCATTGGACGCGCAGGCCGTCGCCATCGGCATCAGGTACGAGCTTGTCGCCTCCGGCGTCGAGCGCGTGTACGACCTGACCGTGAGCGCATAGGAGAGGGGGTGAGATCGTGGCACTGAAAAGAATTAACTATACAGGCATCGACTTTGAATCCATTGTCGCCAGCGTCGTCGCGCGAATGAGGATAAAGTACGGATCGCAGTGGAACGATGAATTTGCCGACGGCCTCGCGACCATGCTGATCGAAGCCTTTGCCGATGTGTGCGACATGAATTTGTTCTACCTTGACCAAAGGGCGAACGAATGTTTTCTCGCGACCGCGAAAGAGCGCGCGAGCGTCATCGCGCTGTGCAAGGCTATCGGTTATGCCGTGCAGGGTGCGAAGCCGGCGCAGGCCGATTTGACGTTCGCCTTGCAGGGCGAGAGCAGCGGGAGCGTCAGAGTGCCCGCCGGTACTCAGATCGAAACAGAGGGCGGCGTGATGTTCGAGACGACGGAAACGAAGTACCTCTCGTCTTCGACGAGCTCCGTCACCATTTCGGCGCGACAGGGCGAAACGCTGTCCATGACCGCCTACTCGAACGGAGAAGCAAAACAGCGCTTCGCGCTGGACCGCAACGGCGTGATCTCGATCGCGTCCGTCACCGTCAACGGCGATGCATGGGGAGTCGTTGACGGCTTTGCCGACGCCGGCGAGGACGACAAGGTGTTCGCGGCCGAAATCGACGGACAGGGCCTGACCTGGCTCATCTTTGGCGACGGCGTAAATGGCGCTGTTCCAGAGGCGAACGCCATTATCGTCATCAAGTACGTCATCAGCATCGGCATGAGCGGCAACGTCGCGGCTGGAACGATCACCAAAATTCGCGATCAGTTCACGGACGAAAGCGGCAACGTCGTCACCGTGACGGCGACGAACGCTCAGGCCGCGAGCGGCGGCGCAGACCCGGAAACAATCGACCATGCTAAGCTCTGGGCTCCACGTTTTTACATGACGCAAGACAGGTGCGTGACCGCCGACGATTACGAGATCGCGGCGACGGCGTTCGACGAAGCCGACGCCGGGCGCGTTGCGAAAGCCCGCGCCGTCGTCACTCAACAGACCGGCGCGGCAAACATCGTCAGCGTGTACGTGCTGACTTACGGAACCGAAAAATGGCAGGCGGCGCTTCCTTCGGCGGCGCTGAAGACCGCGTTGCAGGCGTATTTGCAGGAAAAAGCTATGCTCACGGCGGTCGTCGAGGTGTCTGACGGCGCGACACAGGCCGTCAACATTACCGCGTCCGTTAAGGTGCAGGCCGGCTTTGAGTGGCCTGACGTGAAGGCCAAAATGGAAACGGCGCTTCAGGAGTTCTTCGACATCGAACAGCGCGACATCGGCCAGCCCTTGCGCTTTTCTGATTTGAACGCGCTGCTGGACGGCATCGCCGGCGTCGATTGGGTGGAGTTCTCCGCACCGACGGGCACGGTCGTCGCGACAAGTGGGACGCTGCTCGTTCTGGGGACTGTCACGCTTACAGAGGCAAGTTCATGATCGGGCGCATCACAGAGCTGATTCCGCGCGTGTATCACTCGCAGTCTCCAAGGCTGATCGAGTTCGTGGAGCTGCTGGAGCCGGAAGTCCAGAAGATCGAAGCGCTCACACAAGGGCTGACAGAGATCATTGATATTGACGCGACGTCGGCGAAGTATCTGCCGTATGTCGCGTCGCTGACAGGTGTGCCGCTCATCGGCGATTCACCAAGTTCGTGGCGTCAGCAGATCAAATCGTGGCCTGAGATTTTGAAGATCAAAGGCACAGAGCGCTCGATAGAGCAGATGTTCCGCACGCTGGGGATTGAGAAGACGGAAATCCGCACCTACTGGCGCGACGGCGACGGCGACCTGACGCCGGAAAGGCCGAGCGGCGCGCCGTATCAGGATGGACAGGGAACATGGCGAAACAGCAAGACGCATTATTTCAGCGTGACGCTGCTGCCAGACCCGAAAGACGGGCATATTCCAGATTTGCCGCTTGACGAGCTTGTAGCCGCGCTGAAGACCGTCAAGCCGATTTATGCTGAATTACTCCAGTTCGGCCCCGGCGTTGTCGTCAAGACGCAGCTTTACTCGCAGATGGTGATGTACGCTGGCGCGCTTGTGGAAGTCTGGCCTCAGCCGGCAGAGATACTGGATTCGGAGCCGATCACATGGCGTCCAGCCTTTGCGTTCTCGCTGGAAGCGCAGGTTGAAATCTTGCCGAAAATCGCGGCGGTCGTTGAGACCAATCCAACGCCGACAGTTACGGTTGCAATGTCTGCCGTCGCGCAGATGGTAATTTATAGTGAGGAGGATGACAGTTAAAAATGCCGACTTATGCAGCAGTTTTAACAGAATACGGGAAAGCGCAGATCGCCGCCAGTCTGATCTCCGGCGAAACGCTCAGTTGGTCGAAAATGGCCGTCGGTGACGGCGGCGGTTCGGCCGTCACGCCGACTTCGGAGGCGACGGCGCTCGTCAACGAGACGTACCGCGCCGATTTGAACACGTTGAAGCGAGACCCGGCGGACGATACGCAGCTCATCGCCGAGCTCATCATCCCGCCCGAAACGGGCGGCTGGACGATTCGCGAGGCGGGTATTTTCGATAGCGATTCGCATTTGGTGGTGTACGCCTCGCTCCCTGAGACGGTCAAGCCGATTCTGACCGAGGGCAGCGGCATGATCCTGACAATCCGATGCCGCGCTTCGGTCGGCAGCGAGGCGGCGGTGTCGCTCATCATCGACCCGTCTGTCGTTATCGCGACAGTTGAGTACGTCGACACAGAGGTCGCCGGGCTGAAAAATCTGACCTTTGCTCAGTCCACGTGGTACAAACGTCCGTCCCTGATGTCGTCGAATAAAACGTCGATCACCATTCCCGCCGGGATGCAGGTTGCGATCAACGGCGCTCTGTACGTTACGACTGCGGCGACGACGCTGGCGCTTGGCGATTTTGTCACCGCCGCCAACAGAAAGGGCAAAGACGTGTACGTGTACGCCTGCGTGCCCTCTTCCGGCACAGCGCCGACGTTCGTGCTCTCGCTCAACAGCACCGTGCCGACAGGCTACACGGCGGCCACGTCGCGCAAGATCGGCGGATTCCATTGCCTGTGTGCTGACGTTGGCACAATCAGCGGACACACGCTCTCAGGCTACGTCGCGGGCGACATTCTGCCCGCCTCGGTGTGGGACCTACTGCACCGCGCCGAGGCCGAGAACGAGGGCATGGTCTTTATCGGCGGGCATTGCTATGACATCTATCTTCCGTCGTGGGCGTCGAACAAGCTGCAATCTGTCTATGGCGGCACTATCGTTGACGGCACGTCAGCCATGCCAATGCACGGCGAGCGCTTTGCCGAGTACGCCGGATTGGTGAACAAACGACTCATTTGCCGCGACGAGTTTTTGGTCATTGCCAAGGGCAGCAACGAGCGCACGAACATCGCAAACAGTGCCGATCCCGGTACAACCGGCGGGCATAAAGACACGGCTGGCCGCCGAATGATAAGTAACCACGGCTTGGAGGATTGCTGCGGCGTGTTGTGGCAATGGACAAGCAACATCTTCGGAGCCTATAACGACGTGTCGTCAACAACGTTTGCCAATCAGGGCGGCATCAATGCGACGGAGCAGGATCAATCGACCGGCCAGCAGGGCAATCAATATCTAAACAGCTACGGATGGCAAGCTGATGGACGTGGTACGAGCAATTACCTCATCGACGGAGAGCAGTCTATTTATGGCAATGCTTACGGTGCTCTAGCCCGCGCGCTGGTGGGCGGCTTCTGGGGCCGCGGGTCGTATTGCGGCTCACGTTCGGTCGCTCTGTACATTCTGTCGTCTTACCGGGTTGGCGATTACTCTGGTCGGCTCGCGTCTGAGCCGAGGGTCGTCAATCTCTAGCCCACTGCTCGCACTGGCCGACAGGCCGAAACGGGTCGTACAAATCTAACGGTCAACTGGCCTGACAGGTCGAACAAGCCCCGCCGCGGCAGCGGCGGTCGTTAAATCGGCAAGTCGGGCAATATTTTTGGCTTATGCGTCGTTCCCGCGCGCTGGTAGGCAGCAACTGGAGCAACAGGTCGAATTGCGGCTCACGTTCGGTCAATCTGAACAATCTGTCGTCTAACCGGAATGGCAATAACTCTGGTCAGCTCGCGTCTGCTACGGGGGATTTATCCGGCGTAACCCCGCGTCTAGCCTAACCCTCGGCTGGACGCATAAGCCATCCCGCTAAAAACGGGAAAATACACAACGGGGATGTTTTATCGGTTAATGTAGCCAGATATGGCGAAAGCAGGTGAAACACATTTTGACAAAGAGGTATGGACGGCTGTTTGAACAGATCATCAGCCGCGAAAATCTGCTGCT